CCTTAAGGTGCTTTTTCCACTCATTTTATAATTTTTGGATAATCCTATGAAAAAAATTCTAATTGCGCTGACTTCAGCAGTTGTTATTGCAGGTGAAATTCGCAAAGCAGGTCAAGAGGTTGAGGTGGATGAAGCTTTAGCAAAAGATTTGTTGCATCGTGGCCGTGGAACATTGGTTGAGGCTAATGATGAAGAAATTGACTTGGCAACTCTGACCAAAGCACAACTGGTTGAGTTTGCATTGCATGAGTATGAACTTGAGCTAGATGCATCTTTAACCAAAGAAAAATTGATCGAAGCGATCCAAGCGGCTGCGGAAACTGAATAATGCCTACGCCAAGTTGGGAAAATCTGGATGTCTTTTTACAGGGTGATGCTGTTGGCGGTTTTGCTGTTCAAGCCACTGTAACGTTGCGTCGCACAGGTGAAGAACGTGTCATTACTGGCATTTTTGATGAACCTTATTTGAATGCCCAGCTTGGTGAATATGAGGTTGATGATGCTCAACCTCGTTTTACTTGTAAAGAGGCGGATGCGGTGGGCATCCGTGCCAAAGATATTTTGTTGCTCAATGGGCGTGAGTTTTATGTGATGTCGTACCCTCAACAAGATGGTACGGGTTTATGCATTTTAAAGTTGGAGTATGAGGATGATCCGACTTGATATTCGTGCCGATGGCATTCAAACCATTATTGATCAGTTGCAGCCGAGTCTAAAGGATGCACAAGTCGCATTAAAGCGCACACTTAATAAAATGGCCAGTTGGTTGAGTACCCGAACCGCTAAAGGTTTAAGTAAAGAGCTGATGCTTACGCAAAAAATCATTCGTCGTCGTTTAAAAAAAAGCAGCATTACACAAACTAGTACCGGATTTTCGATTCGTTTGTTTTATGGATTGAATGATGTGTCATTAATTCATTTAAACCCAAAGCAAACCAAAACAGGTGTAACCGCCAGTAAGCGCAAAGTGGATGGCGCATTCATTTCAAAGTCAAAACATCAAGTGTTTAAGCGTACAGGCAAAGCACGTCTGCCGATAGAAAAACAAGTCGATGTGATTCAGCCCAAAGCTGATCGCTACCTTGAGGGTACTGAATTTAATTCGGTTAGTTTTGAAGAACAGTTTTTTAAGATTTTGGAGCATGAGCTTAAATGGCAAATGAAATGGATGGGGTAGACCTTACGGTTTTACACGACACCATCGAACTCAAGCTTAAAGAGCAATTTCCTCAATTTAAAATTGTTGAATTTTATCGTGAGGAAGAAGAACGCCGTGCGCCCAAAAAGGAACTTTTACCCGCATTATTGCTGGATTTGCCTGAATTTGAGCTAGACCTTGAAAACGATGCGGGCTCAGAGCAACTTCCTTTGATTGCTCGGTTTGAAGCGAGACTTATTGATACTTTTGATCAAGATAAAGCCAAGCTCAAAATTAGAACATTGGCGACTCAACTTGCCTATTACATTTTTAAAAATAAGCGTTTTCATGCACTGAATAACGTGGCGGTTGGACCAGTAACCGTAGATGCCGTGACACAGGATGATTTTTTCCCTGAGTTGGATCGTTTTGAAGTATGGCGGGTCGATTTTTCGATGCAAATTTTGATTGGTGACAATATTTGGAAACAAACAGGTGAAGTACCAACACCTGTCTATAGCCATTCGCCTCACATCGGTTTTGGTCATGAAGATGATTATAAGGAGATCGTATGAGTGCTTATGCTGCTGCTCAAACAGATCGAATTGTAGGAAATCTGATTCGGTTTGGTCGTATTGAGTCTGTTGATTATCAATCTGGTACCGCCACTGTTGATTTTGATGGAGAGATCATTGAGGGATTGGTATGGGCGGTTCCACGGGCAGGGGATGATCGAGAATACCGTGCGCCCAGCAAAGATGAGCAAGTATGTGTTTTATCGCCAAGCGGAGATTTGGCACAAGGTGTGATTGCTTTTTCAATCTCGCAAGAACGATTTCCAAATGCTGGGACAGATCAAAATCCAAAAACGGTTTATGCCGACGGCACGGTTGTTGAGTACAACAAGCAAAGTCATACCCTTTTGGTTGATGCCTCTCAATCCAGCGGCCATGTGGTCATCAAGTGCAGTTCAGCAACAGTCGATTGTCCTGATTCTACTTTTACTGGGAATGTCACTGTGGGTGGTTCTCTCAATGTTGCAGGCGCTTCCAAAATGTCGGGTAGTGTTGAATTCACTGGTGGATCTGTAAAACATGCTGGCAAAGAGATTGGCTCATCACATAAACACTCTGGCGTTCAAACAGGCGGTGGCAATACGCAGGGAGTTGTATAAATGGGCATGAGTCGTGTAAATGGGCGCGAGCTGACCGGTATTGAGCATCTACGCCAAAGCATTATCGATATTTTAACCACACCACTTGGTACTCGTGTCATGCGCCGTGATTATGGCTCACGTTTGTTTGAGTTGATTGATGCGCCTGTCAACCGAGAAACTTTGGTTGATATCTATGCGGCTGTTGCAGAGGCTTTAAATAAATGGGAAGACCGTTTGCAATTGCAGCAAGTGGATATTACCAGTGCCAAAATTGGGCAATTGATTTTGAGCTTGACCGGTAAATATGTTTTAGACGGCAAAGTAATCAAAATCGATGGGATTGTTATTCAATAAAGGTGGAATATGGCAGGTATTAATTTTAATCAACTTACTCCACCTAAACTGATTGAAGATATAAGTTTTGAATCAATCTTGGCGGAACGTAAAGCCTATTTACTATCACTTTATAGTGATGAAAATGAACGTATAGAAATGGCAAAAACCATTGCCCGTGAGTCAGAACCTGTTACTAAATTACTCGAAGAAAGTGCATATCGAGAATTGATCTTTAGACAACAGCGTAATGAAGATGTGAAAGCGTTGATGGTGATGTACTCAAACGGATCTGATCTGGATAATCTGGTGATCGATCGTAATATTCAGCGATTGGTGATTAGTCCTGCTGATAATACAGTGGTACCGCCTTTGGCCGCAGCCATGGAAACGGATGATGACTTGCGTTATCGCTATATCTTGGCGATGGATGGTTTGAGTGTCGCGGGTCCAGAGTCCTCTTATAAGTTTTTTGCGCATTCTGCGGATGGGCGTGTGGGTGATATATCAGTTGTTTCACCAGAGGATACGCCGTATTTGTTGGATATTTATATTCTTCAGAATGACTCTGAAACGGGAGCAGCATCTCAAGAACTTATAACTATTGTACAAACAGCTCTAAGTGATGAAACCGTTAGACCGTGTTGTGACCGTCCTACTGTGTATTCTGTCAATATTGTAAATTATAGTGTTCAAGCGATTCTTTACGTTGCACAGACCGCCAAAAACAGCACTTTATTGCAACAGGCGATAGATGATCTGAATCAATATGTAAAAGAACAACGTCGTATTGGTCGCTCCATTCGTTTGAGTGCGTTGTATTCGGTTTTGCATATTTCAGGTGTCGAGCATGTTGAAATTGTTCAGCCTGCTCAAGACGTTATTTTAGATCAGTCGCAAGCAGGTCATTGCACCAATATTGATATTCAATTGAGGGCATATGAATGAGTCAATTATTGCCCGCAAATGCAACTGATATTGAACTCAAGCTGAGTGATAGTCGCAAAGCTGAGATCAATATAGAACAGCGATTAAACGTTTTAATTAATATTGATTCAGTGCCAGATCAATTTCTAAATTATTTGGCGATTCAACATTCGGTTGACTATTGGCGTAATGAGTGGAGTCCCTCTTTAAAGCGAGCCGTTCTAAAGCAGTCCTTCAATCGACATAAAATAAAAGGTACGCCAGCAGCGATTAAGAAAGCACTGGAACCTTTTGGCTATACAACCACTTTGGTTGAATGGTGGCAAACCACTCCGCAAGGTAAACCAGGTACATTTTATTTAGAACTGGACTTAATTGGTAAAGAGCTGAATGAAGAAGTGTATAAGGAAGTTAATCGCTTAGTTCGAGAAAATAAACCTGCATCAAGACATCTTTCAAATCTTCAGATTACGACCAATCCTATTTTGACGATTTGCAACATTCTTGTTCATCAAACAGCGTTTACTTTTTCGAGCGAGCCTAAAGCATGAGTGAATATTACAACGTAACAACCAATGCGGGTGATGCAGCGATTGCCACTGCTATTGCCAATAACAACAAATTAAATATAACTCATGTCGCATTTGGTGATGGCAATGGATCAGTTCCAACACCAAATAAAACTCGCAGCGCATTGGTACATGAAGTACATCGTCAGGCCGTGACTAAATATAGTAAACATCCCACAGTATCGAACTATATTGTTATAGAAACGATTATCCCTTCAAGTGTAGGT